ATGCCCAGATAGGATCATCCGGCAACGATGCCAAGATAGGATCATCCGGCAACTATGCCCAGATAGGATCATCCGGCAACTATGCCAAGATAGGATCATCCGGCGACGGTGCCCAGATAGACAGCACAGGCGAAGGCTGTGTCATCATGTGCGCAGGTATTAACTCTGTAGCAAAAGCCTCAAAAGGATCATGGATAACATTATCCGAATGGTCTTATTCTGATAAAAAGCAAAGATATATCCCCGTTTGCGTAAAAACGGAATTTGTTGATGGGGAGAAGATAAAGGCGGATACATATTACAAATTAGCTGGAGGGGTATTTAAAGAAATACAATAGTCCCAAGGCATTGCTTATCGGAGGATCGCATGAGAGACATCTACATCAAAGACCCCGACGGCGAACCGGAGTACGACGGGGAGGAGGACAACGAGGAATATGAGGAGAGCATGGAAGAGCTTAGGTTCCTGTTTGATTCTTATAATTGGTAAACCTGCCCTTACGAGGTGCAACCCCGCCCCAGACCGGCAACCGATATCCTAGACAAGTGGTAGGCCATGACGATATCATTGGCCCGGTGGAAAGGGACACGGTAATAAGGGCAGGGCGGCCGATGGTCTTAGTCCGGGTTCGACTCCCGGAGGCTGACGAATTTAAATACACGATAACATGGACAAATCAGAAGAGATTGACAAATTAGCGATAGCGTTGGCCAAGTTCCAAGGATCGCTAGAGCAACCAAGCCTCAATTCCGAGGTTGAGGTAGAAACTAAAATGGGAGGAAAGTACAAGTTTAAATACGCAGACCTATCCGAATGCAAAAGGGCGGCGAAACAACCATTAGCTGAAAACGAACTTGCTGTATGTCAGCTAATAGAGGATGATTACTCTATCCGTACCATACTGCTTCATTCCTCCGGTCAATGGATATCGTCCAAGGTAAGGATGCCATCTAATACGGCGAACGCTCAATCCATCGGATCGGCCATCACGTACGCCAAGAGATACGCCTTTTGCGCCATCCTAGGCATCGTGGCTGACGATGACGAGGACGCTAACATAGCGAGCGGTAATTCCGCCCAAAAGGAGCAGCCTAAGGAGCAGCCTAAAAAAACGGCAAACTCCAGAGTAAAGAAAGAGCTTACGAGAGATCATCTAAACAATGAGAGCGCAATGAAATCCATATCGGAGTGGCTATACAATAAAGAGAAGATAGCCAAGGAGGCCAACCAGCCATTCTCCGTAGAAAGCGTTATCAGCAATGCTTACATTATAGGAAAGGTAGAGATGGATTCTTTCGTAGAGATATATAACAACTATAAAATAAACAATAACCTGTCATGAGCAAAGAACTAGAGCTAAGCGGCAAGACCCCGCTAACGAAAAGCGATATCGAGGCTTTATCAGTAGACCTTTTGAACCCGGTACTAGAAGGAGAGGTAGATCCCGTATCACACGTCGTCAAGTTAAAGGCGATGCAAGAGACCATCAAGAGGACGCTGGACGATGACCGGATGAAGGACGCCGTCCTTTCCGAGATCGAGAAATACGGGAAGGAGCGCTCTTGGAACGGGGCCACGGTCAAGATAAAGGAGACAGGCGTATCCTACGACCACTCCAATTGCAATGATCCGGTCTACGCTAGGCTGATCGAGGAAAGGATGCTTCTCGATGCCAAGATAAAAGAACGGGAGGCGTTCCTGAAGACGGTGCCGGATAATACCACGGTCGTTGATGACGAGACCGGGGAGATATACACGATCCATCCGGCGATAAGGATGGCTAAGATGTCATACTCTATAACATTCAACAAAAAATAATCCACGCATGCCGTGGCTACGGGACGGTGGTTATCCCCGCCGTAGCGAATAACCGACCGCCCCGCTTATAAATCTAAAATTTAAAATCATAAACATTATGGCGAATTTATACGGCTCAATCTGCTTGAGCGACATACCGAAGGAGTTGATGAAAAAAGTAATGACGGCCAAGGGAGAGAAGATCTTCCTCAATATCTCGATCGGGGAGAAAAAAGAGCCTGTCACGTTCGACAACCGCACCTATACGCATTATGTGTCTTGCGCCCCAAGGAAAGAGGAGCGAAAGGAAGGTGTTTATTACGGCATAGGTGACTTGATGGAATCCACGTTCAAGAACAACATCCCCTCACCGGAGGATATCAACAACGCCCCATCGGTCGATGATTCGGATCTCCCCTTTTAATCATGGAACTATACTTGCTCAACACCGCCAGCGGATTGAGGCCATGCTATGATTCCGACTATGACGAGAAGAAAAAGCTCAAGCTAGGCAAGATCTACAAGGCCAAGATAACGCTGGCACGGAACATAGATTTCCATAGGAAGTATTTCGCCTTGATAAATTGCGCATGGTCTTACCAGAACGAGAAGACCACGGCGCATTTCAAGGAGAGCGTGGAGTGCTTCCGGAAGACTGTAGAGATCGCCGCCGGGCATTGCGATACGGCCTATAGTATATCACGTAAGGAATGGATAGAGATCCCGAAGTCGATAGCCTTCGACAAGATGGACGAGGCCGAGTTCATGGATCTCTACGAGCGTGTGAAGGACGTGCTTTTCTCGGTATTCCTTCGGGGGATATCAGAATACGATTTCATGAGAAACCTATCTAATTTTTAGTCATGAGAAAAAGCGACAGGCCTCCAAATTACCTTATCAATAAGATCGTGAGGCATGCAAACATTATTATCACAGCCCCTTATGGCAGCGTCAGATACATGGATGCGGCCAGACTCCTTAAAAAGGAGGTCAAGAAGCTAGAAACCTATAAGAAAAATGAGAGATCTTAAATACTGCCTCAATGAGGATTGCTGTAAAAGACATTGCCTCTGCCATCAACGGCAAAAACATTGGAAAGACCCGTCTAAAAAAGATGGGGAAACTGTAAGGCCGGAATCGGCCTTACTTGACGGGAATACTCCTTGCAAAGGGTATGTCCCACAATACGAAAGAAGAAAATATAATATTAAATATTAATGATATGGGAAAGAGAAAAGAAGGTTCTTACAACTTTGACAAGAACGTACAAATGTTTTTGGCTTGCGCAAAGGACGATTACCGTCCCGCTATGGAATGCGTATATTTCAAGGGAGATTGGGCCTACGCCAGTGACGGACATATTATCGTTAAAAACAGGATATCCGAATGCTCAAACCTTGACGAAGCCATGATACAGGCGTTAGACGGCAAATTACTGCATAGTCTATTTTTTAAGGACATGTTGAAATATGATGACATCCTTATCTCTGATGACGGAATAGAGTGCCATAAGAAGAATGACAAGGCGTTCTTCTATTTCGCGGATGAGAACTTAAAATATCCAGACGCAGAGAAAGTGATACAAAATTATCAGGCAAAACCCAGCGTTCCGCTTCCTCAAATATCCTTTAACATGGGCTTATTCGACATAATGAGGAAAGCTTTATATGAATGCGAACGATGCACGGCTACTTTCAAGGGCGTTAACGATGCCATCATTTTTGACAGCATGGTAGAAGACGTAAGCAGTATCGGATTAATCATGCCTTTATACAATGAGGCACTAAACCAACAAATATGAGAAATTTTATCAACAAACATTGGGTATTGATATTGGCCATAGCCTTTATTCCGGCAGGGAACAGAGTTTTTAACCATGTTGACGCATGGCTAGGAATAGTCATTATGTTAACTAGTTCATTATTTATAATTTACAAACTATTTAATTTTATCAAGAATGAAAAGGACAAGTTTTAAGTTTTTTACTATAGCGATAATCGCTATGGTATTTTTATCCTCTTGTGAACGTGTAGCACCTAATTACGCTGGGGTATTGATGGAAAATTACGGGAAACAAGGGAAGGAGGATTTCAAGGTCGTATCAGGCAGGGTTTCAACTTGGGAATGGGGCACGGAATTATTTCAAGTCCCGCTATTCGACCAACGAGGCGAGTTCGGAAGCCCTGTCACGTTAAAAGCCGCAGACAATACGGAGTTTAACGCACGCCCCACTTACTCCTACAAGGTTATCAAAAACAGGGCAATAGACGTTGTTTTCGATAACAAGCACATAGACAAGGCCGATACGGAATCAGGCAAAGACGGTTTCATGCAATCATTGGAGGATAACATACTAGAACCTCGCATCTATGACCTGATCAAGGAGGAAAGCCGTAAACATAAGACCGACAGCTTAATGGCAGACGGAGGTTCGCTTCTTTTTGAGAAACGCCTTGAGCAGATTGTAGATAAGGAATTCGAGAAAAGAGGTCTTCAATTACTCACATTCTCGGCGCAATTAGAGTTTTCCAAGGCGGTTCGCGAGAAAATTGATAGTAGGAATGAAGTTAACACCAATATTTCGGTTTTAGACCAGCAGATAGCGGAGCAACGGAAACGCAACGAGTTGGAGCAATTGAAAACGGAACAAGCGTTAATCACCTCGAGAGGATTGACTAAAGAAATTCTTTATAAGCAGTTTATCGACAAATGGGATGGTCGTACCCCCATTTATGGAGCGATACCCGATTTAATAAAGATTCAGAACTAAGGATATTAATATTAGAGTGTGTTTTTCATGGTATTAGATTTAGTTTTTATCCCCGCCGTCCGTGAGGATACGCGGGGATTTCGGGCGGTAAGTATTCCGGGATGAAACGTTACGGAGTGCGCATGACGTAAAGAGGCCGGTTCGATCCCGGCACCGTCCACGAATAACAAACATCTAATTATGGAAACAATACAGAATTTAGATCACTTGACAATGGCCATGTACCTTATCACCGCAATACTCGGACTTATAGCAGTGATCTTGGCCATATTCTTACTAATAAACGATAAAGAAAGGAGGAATCCATGGGAAAGAAAAGATACGAATTAGTGATAGCCGTTGACCCGGACATAGATAAATCCGGCGTATGCGTACTGTCTCCTTCAACGAGACAGCTAATTCTAAAGAGCCTCCCCTTCCCTTCCTTGATTGACTTTATCAAGGAGGCAAGAGAGAGATACAAGGGGATAGACATAGTGGTCATTGTCGAGGCCGGATGGCTTAACGAAAAAAGCAACTACCATAAGGCTAGGGGTAAATCCGGCGAGAGGATAGCCAAGTATGTAGGTCGTAACCAGCAAACCGGGATATTGCTTCTCCAGATGTGCGAGCACATAGGGATTCCCTGCGAGGAGGTAAAGCCTTTGACCAAGCATTGGAAAGGGGACGAGGGCAAGATAACCCATGAGGAACTCTCCTACATAGTCGGTCCCTTGCCTAAGAGAACGAACCAAGACCAACGTGACGCTACGATTCTGGCTTGGTGGTACGCCGATCTACCAATAAAAATAAAGACTTGGTGATATGGCGAAGAAGAAAGACGAGCAAGAAAAGGTGAAATGTGGCGATTGCGCCAACGGACATCCTCACAAGGGGCTATGCGTTTGGTGCATCATACATGATGCTGGACGGGTAGCTAACTCCACTAGATTTTGTAACACTTTTAAAAAGAGAAGATAATATGGAACAAGAGAAATTTGATTTATGGTGCGTGGTCGAGTTATTCGGCCATTCAAGGATAGCGGGAAGATGTACGGAACAGAACGTGGCCGGTACCAATATGCTTCGGGTAGACGTTCCGGATACGAGTAACCAACCCGGTTTCACCCGGTTTCTATCATCGGGGGCCATATACGCTATAAATCCTGTCTCCGAGGAAGTGGCAAGGCAAATGGCGGAGAACCTGCAAATACAACCTGTAAACATATGGGATGTAAACCACCTTGTAGACCAGAAACTAAAGTCCTTGCAG